CAGAAGAGGCAATTTCTTATGCTGAAACCGCTTCAGAAAGATCAATAAGATCCAAGGGAATGGAAAAAGCCAGAGTGGAGACCACTGGTATAAAATTTAAAGATTTTTCTCAACTTGAAAATTATTTGAAACCCACTTTAAAACAATTGAATCGTGATATGCACACACGAAACATAAGCATTGGAAGAGGTGGAAAAGGAGGAACAAGATCAGAATCAGAAACATTTGATTCACAAGAATCTGATATTGGATTACCATTTTCTACTTTATATATAGATAACATTTTAGATATTTTATCTACATTGATATCAGAAAGAAAAAAATTACCAACAGAAACATCTAATGATATATGGGGTAAAAGAGATCAACAACTTGGACCATCTAATATTTCAATAAATCCGCGATATTTAAATTATGAAATTTCTATTCCATCACAATTATTAAAATCATTCTCTCCTAAAGAAATAGAAGATGTATATACAGCATTTGAAAACATATATGATAAATTTGAAAATGATCAATTGGAATATACAGAAGCTGATTTATCCAAATTAATAGATAGAGTTAAAGATAAAAATCCTAAATTATCAAATCTTTTAGAATTTTTCAAAACATCATTATCTGGAGTTGAAAAACAAAAAGATGAAATTCAACAAGATCAATCTTTCATAGGATATGATGATGATTTAGTTAGAAAATATTTTCCAGATACTAACAGTGAAGAATTTAAAAATTTCACAGACTGGTATACAGCTAAAACAAAGTATGAAGAAAAATTAAAGAATGATCTTTTGGAAAGAATAATTAATTATCTTGCTAGTATGAAGGAAAGAGAAGTTCCAGAACCTGACAAGAATGAATTTGAAGGAGTTAATTCTGATTTAATGAAAAAATTACAAACTTATGAAAATAAAATCAGAAGTTTAGAAAAAGCATACAAATATAGACCAACCGATCAATTAAAATCCGAAATAGATAATTTAAAAGAGATTATAGATTCAATTAAATCCAAGTACAACACGGAAGAACCACAACAAGATGAAGAAGAATTAGTTGTTATGGATTATATGACAGAACAAGTTAAAAAAGATAAATTATTAAATTCAAAAGGGCAATTTGTTGAAAAAATGAACAAAAAACCATTAAACTATTGGCATTGGAGCCAAATAAATGGATAAAATAAAACCCCGCTTTCGCGGGGTTTTTGTTATTAATCTTCTAATATCTCATCTTCATCTTCTTCAATTTCTTCTAAAGGAGGTTCTCCAACTTTATTACCATATGACCATTCTTGTTTTAAACGAGATTCAAGTTCTGGAAGAAGTTTATCCCATACAGATTGATCCTTTCTCCATGATTTATAAAATCCCAACTTTTCACCATTCCAGTCTGTATATGTAGATCCATTGGAAACTACAACCCCCATTTCTTTCATGATATCAAGTAGACCATGATGTTTGTCCAAACCTGTGGCGAATGAAAGATACATCTCACCTTCAAGATATTGCTTGATAAAGCGATTTTTAACAGTAAGTGCTCTAATAATAACACCAGAGTAATTTTTCTGTCCAGCTGCTTTTGTATCCTCGATTGTTTTACCTCCATCATCTTTAACTGGCTTTCTAGCTAATTGAACCGTTACAGAAGGTAAATAAATTGCAGCTTTGCCACCAGTAATTTCTTTTTCAAGAGTTGGATACATTTGACCAGGATTATCATAAACATGATTTGTCATTAAAATAGGAGTCTTGGTCAGTGTTGACATGTTTGTACATGTTTTCAACAAACTCTTGATACTTTTAGCAAAAGTTCCCATATCAGAAGAAGTATTTTCTTTATCCATTCTACTGATTTCCAATTCACTTTGCAGGTTAGCCAAAGAATCAATTGCAATAATGAACTTACCTTCTAATCCTTTTTCTTTTACTGATTTTAAAAGTTTGTAAATTGAATTTCTTGTATTTTCAGCAGTTTGAACATTTACTTTTTTTACTTTAGTGGTATCAAGACCCATTTTAGATGCGGTTTCGTCATCAATAGCACCCTCTGTATCATAAATTACAACTTGCATTCCTTTTTTTTGAGCATTTGCTAAGATTTTAAGAATAAAACCTGTTTTAAATGTCTGACTAGGACCTACAAATTGTGTTACTCGACCTCTTGGAACACCACCATACAATGAACCAGAGATCAGCCCATTCAGCACCATCGATCCAGTGTCAATCCAATCATCAATTCCAGTTAACTTACTGTCACTTAGATATGATGAGTATGGTGTAATATCATCGATGCTGCTTAACACATCATCAATGTCTTTTTGACTGCTATCTTTAGCCATATTATAGATCGTTAATAGAAATTACCTTTGGATTATTCTGAGATACTGTGTCTTGAGGGGTATTAATCTTTTGATATTGAGAAACGATGCGATCATCTAGTTCAACATCTGAAATAGCGACGTTCGATTTAGTATATGTCCAAATATTCTTGTCACGGCTTTCTTTACTGATAAATTCAAAAAAGAATAGAGGAAATGTTTGGACTTGAAGTTGACCAGATGGTTCTGGTTGAACATGAATAATAACAGGATTATTAATACTAACGGTAGCTGCATCTTCAGATGCCAAAATACCCATGATTGTTCTTCCGATTTGGTCTTGAATTACGATATGTTTTTCTTTCATATGATTTAATTTACCATATCTTATTCTGAAGTCAACATCTTTCGATGTTCTTTTAAAATTTTATTAAATGCTTTTCCGACATTGTGTTTTTTAGAAGCTAATAATATAAAATGTTTCATTAAAGATTCGAACGTTTTTATAATTAAGTTATGTTTTTGTGAAAATTCTTTAATTTTAGTATATTTTTTTCCAAAAATAATATCTTCAAATATTTCTAATGTATATTCCATATTTTCAGAAGAAATATTTTCAATTTTCTTTTCAATAATTTGAACTTTCACAGGCTTTTGTTTTTTAACTTGTAATATTTTTAAACGTAATTCTTCCATTTTTGGATTTATAAATGGAGTATCATTTACACCTTGCAATGCATTTGATAGTTTTTGATATGCTTCATTTTCAGCAACATCTAAACCTTTATTGTAAGCTTCTTGTGGGGTCATAATTAATCTTCTGAAAATAAATCTAATAAATCAACTTTAACATTTTCATTTGGTTTTCTTAAAATCCAACCAACCGCTTCATAAAAAAAATCAATATTTCTATACATTAAATTTTCAAACATTTTTTCATAATCGATTTCAAATTCTTTTTTAAATTCTTCAGGATAATTACCACCATATCCAACAACGTCAATATTATATCTGTTTGGCTTTTTAACATTGATATATTTTATTTTATCACCTTGTTTTAATTTTGGATATTTTCCCGATATTCCAAGCTTTTCAAGTAATACATTGTGATAATGAGCAGCTTTCATATGCTCTTGCATTCCCTTAGCCACTTTATTAAATCCATCGCAATCAGAGCTGTATTTATCAAATGTATTGATTCCACTTATTCTTGATATCATTTCATTTGGTAGATTTTTAAAAGTTTCATACGCTTGATTGAAAAGAGTATCTGCGACATTTTTATTTTTATCAATTATCATACTTTCTATAATTTCCTTCAAGTATGGTTTAAGTTTTTTAGGCATTGTAGTTTTAACTACTGAAACTCCTTTGTATTTAAATTTATCTACTTTAAAGCCTTCATCATCAATCATGTGAAGTACGTAATATTTTTTCTTTAAGAAAATTCCAGAATCGCATATCGTTTCTCTTTTAAAGACAAAACGAGGATCTAAACTTTTCAATTCATTCTTCGCCCAGATTTTCATTTCTGTGTTTATATAATTTTCAATATAATCACAGAAATTTAAAAAATCAGGATTGATCTCATCGTTTTTGTAAATTGGTATTCCTTTCTTATCTAAACATTTTAAAGAAACATATAAACTGTCTGTATCATTGTATATGATAGAATCATTCAATTCACATTGAGTCAATTCTGGATATTTTTCAATTAATGATTTTTGAAAAACATCATTTGAACTTTTAATAACAGCCTGTCCAGTCAGAGTTACTGAAGATGCAATATCATCATCTCCCATGGGAGCATATGCATTTCCCATATAACCATACAATGAATTCAAATTAATTTTATATGCATATTGAATAGAATCATATCTATTTTGTTCAGATTGAAGGAACTCTTTTTCTTTTTTAGAAAGATTTTTATCTTCTTTCAATTTAGTTTTACAATCTTTCATCGCTTTTTGCATTTTTTTTCGTTCAGAATACAACCAATCTAGATATTCAGGAACAATGCCTTTTCTTTTTTGAGAGAATAAAAATCCAGCTTTAGTAAATGCTATTTTTTCAGCAGCTATATAATTTTCGAATTTTTCCTTATCGAATTCATACACTCTACCAGTCGCATGATATATCTTGTATGTGTTTTCAAATTCTTCATATCTTCCAATTTTTGTTTCTGGAGAAAGATTCAAAGAAATCATAACACTTGGATATAGAGAGTTGGCATCGAAACTTACCAAGTTCTCAGAAAGCCCTCTTTTCGGCTCTCTAACATACGCTCCTGGGTTTTTACCATTTTTTATAGGTCTTATGAAGGTTGGTATTCTTTGATTTCTTTTTCTCGCTTGTACAGCCAAAGCTCCATTCATAATGGGAACTGTATCGATAGCCTTTTCAATATTAGTCAATCCAATATTTGCAAGGAATCTTAAAGTTTTCATATATCTCAATTCATCATCCAACCTTACAAGAAGTTCAACGTCGAGAATGTTATAGTCCACAAAGGTTTTCCAATCTTTAATTGACAATTCCC